AGGCAGGGTAATAGGGACGTTTACCGGGGTATTACCCTATCAATCCAAAAAACTGTTCAAGTTATCAGGCACCGCGAGTAATACCCTGCCATTGCTTTTTTTTCTTTTCCCACCGTTCAATCTTTTAACGATCATCGATCCGGCAATCGTTTGACCCTTCGTAGGTTCCTTGATTCCGATCTTCATCAGCACATCGGTAACGGTCAGCCACTCCCACATCACCACTTGAGGCCCCCATCCAAACGCTGAGGTGATGCGCTCACTTAGCGGATCGATAATAGTGAAGTCCTCGTTGTGAGTATTCAATTCGTCAACTTCTGACATCGATAAAAAGAATGCCTCACCGCTTTTCCATATCTCAAGGAACTCCGCCCAGACCTGCTGCATGTCCACCTGATGGTCGAACTCAAAGCCTTCGACTGGTATGGTAAGGTACCTGCGGTTGCCCGTGGGATCGGCCAAGAACTCTTCCCCGTTGACCGAACCACCAAACACAGTACGCCTGCCAAAGTTCGATTCGACCGCCGCGTATGGCCTTCGTAACTTGTCTTGCGGTTGAGTAATGAATGCTTTCATGGCCGAAACTTCTGAACGTTTGAACGTTGCATCAAGCTCACCTAGCTCAACAATCCAGTAGGTTAGTGCAATGAAAATCGAGTCTTTGCTTTTCAAATCCAGTGTGTGGCCTGTCAAGACCGAGTCCAAATCATCTGGCGCAAGCTTGCGAAACCACGTTGTCTTGCCAATATTTTGCGGTCCAACAAACGTCAGGATGCCTTGGGCAGCGATGCCGTCCGGGCTAAAAGCAGCCGCCACAGCCTGTATTCCCCACTTGCGGAGCAACTTATCTTTGATAGCGACCGGGCTTTTAACGGTATTAAAGAACTCTTTCAGACGCGACGTGCCGTCCCATGGTTTCGATAAAACCCACGTGGCTACCGGGTTGTACTGGTTCTCGTCAGCTACTCTGATCAGGTACTGTGCAATGTGCTTTGTAGGCATGCGAACCTTCTCGCACTCCGACAACATGCATGCCAAGGCAGCGTTGTCACGGTTGTCTCTGGTGAACGACTCGCCCGGGATCAGGATTTCAATAGCCTTCTTGATCACGTTGTAACGTATCGTCCACTGAAGTTTATCGACTAGCTGTCGGAAGTTTTCCAATGTGCAGAGCGGGTGTCCGTCGTCATTCAAGTGAACGAATCCGCCTGTGCCTCGGACTCGAGACTTTACCCATCCTCGTACTGTTGCGATCTCAAGCTTGACTCCGAGCGTTTTCGCCTTTACTTGGATCGATGCAGCGACTTGTTCCCTCTCAACGTCAGACAGATCACCGTCGTTTGCCACCTTGGCGGCGACCTTTTCCTGCAAATCTCTAGGGTCTGTGGTGTTCTCTATTTGCTGGAGCAGGTCGGTCATGGTTTTGTCTCTCTCAGCGCGAACAACTTCATCACGCTTGCCCTTGACCATCTTAATCACCGAGGCCAGCGTTACCGGGCCACGGCCGAACGGCCTATGGGTTTTAAAACTTCTCCACCGATCGTGCCCATAGGTTTCGCCGCCGTACTTGCTACTGCCTTGGAACATCTCGTCCCACAACTCAAAGCCTTCTTCATCACCATCAAACTGGTGGTAAAGCGCCTGACCGACTCTGATCCAATCCTCGTAATGCATATCCAGATCAAGGTAGGGTGCGATCTCGTCTCGTATTTTGTCAGCGTCCCAGCCATCCATCGGGGCACGATATAAGGCCAACTCGAGGTCTGCTGCATCGCCTGTCAGCACAAGCCCGGACATTGACTCGCCCCATACCTTCTCGATCAGCCAGTCGAGGGCCTGCACTTCACCGGACAAATCTAAATGCTTATCATTTAGCAGCCTGCCAGTGACAGTGAAGTATCGGCCTTCGCGGTATAACTCGACACCGATTTCTTTCTTCGTGCGGCTGCCGTCGAGGTTCGTTTTGGCAAACAGCTTGATGCCCGTGCCGCTTGGCGATATCTCGGCGTAACCCTTAACCCGGGCTAAAACTTCTGTTGATAATTCATTCAGTGCGCCGGTGACAGGATCGCGGCAGTCATCAAGATCGATGCCTTGCACGTCGGAACCGAGAGTCATGCCGATACCGTCGAAGTCTCCAATCATCCACGCATCAAGCGCGTCTTCGTAACTGCACCATGTGCGCGGGTCGGTGGTCGATGCCGGTGCGCCGTTAGCTTGGAATGGAACTTTAGTCCAATTGATCGTGCCGTCTGGCTTTTTCTTTTTGATGTACTTCCAAAGCAGCCACCTTGGTATTTCTTTGAGGCTGCCCGGGATCGCCGCCGGCTGAACCGACAAAGCGACAGGTTTTGTATCCGTCATATTTTTCCTGCATGTTGTGAGGATTATGCGTCGTTATTGTCCGAAGCTTGTATAAACTTTTCGGACGTGCTGTTTTTCTCTTTCAGCTTGGCTTCAATCGCATTAGAAATGTCGTCAAACTCGTAATGCGCTTGCTCTCGTATTTCATCTCGCTCATCATCCGTCAGCCCTACCCATTTTTTCTCTATCGGCTGCGTGTAGTTCGGCTTGCCACCTGAGTAAGTCTTTACCGCTTGACCTTCAAACAATTTATCTCTTAGTTCATTACGTTGCGCTACGATGCAAGCGTGTCTGTCGCAGTAATACCCGCAACTGTGTATATCTGTGTCGCTCATAACTCCTCCATAGGTAAAACACCTGTTATTACAAGTATGTCTGCAAACATTGCAAGAGCTTCTATAATTTCTTCATCACTTAAAAAATATTTTAGACTTTTTTTACATTTTTTAAATATCTAACCCAGCGATACTTAGGCTCCGTTTTTATACGTTGCACGCCTAAAAGATTTCTACTTTCTGCTAAAGAAACACCATTTCTTTTTGAATGACGAAAAGCGTACCTCCTATGTCTTTTTTCTCCGTTAGCATCTATTAAATGCCATTCGGGATTTGTAACACCATGTAACTTAAAATTGCTTGCTTTATATACTGTGCCTTCGTGTCCTTGTTCTGGATCAGCAAAAGCAACTATACATTCACAAGGAAATTCTTTTGTAACTATTTTTATTGTTTGCGAAATAAACTTACTAAGCGGGTATTCGTATAAAGGCGGCTCACTACGGCACATACGTTTAATTTCTAATACTTTATTTACTTTTAAAAATTTAGCTTGATATGGGTTAACGCCTATTCCATAAACAATAACGGCATATAAATTTTCATCCGCAAAAACACCAAACGAAATATTTTTTCCCGTGGGCATTCTATGGGAGTAGTGCCATTTTTCTACCCATTCTTTTGCTGTTTTATGATCTATTTTTTGTATTTCAAATTTCACGCTTATTCCTTGCGCGAATAGCTATAGCAATTCCTTCAGCCGTGTCGCTGCTACAAATATCTTCTGCTACATCGTAAGAATCACACAACTTCGCACACGCTTCGCGCTCTTCAGCTATAGCTCCTTCAATAATCAAACGCACCTCTGCTTCTGTGTATTCTTTCATTCTTGCCCCCTCAAAGTCGGATGGTAAATTTCACTGCGCCACAACGTAACACTAACCATGTGATTATGCGATTTTAAAGGTTCAACTTTTTTGATTGGCGCAATCCATCCGATTCGGTGTAAAGCTTTTACTCCAGACACCCACACGTTTGGATGCAAAACATCAGGTCTACGCAAACCATTAGCAGCACAATGCGCACGAAATTCATCACCCTGCACCGCCGGTTTTGAAGTTAAATATTCTTCAGCAAGCCGTAAATATTCTTCTACAAATTCAGGTGCTTCGGTGTTTGCTTTTTTCCAACATTGTGCCGCAAGCACCATTGCGTTTATCATTCTTTCGCTCATGGGATTAATCCTTGTCAAGGTAAGGGCGGCCCTGCAGCAAAGCTTTGCGCAAACCGTTTATGCTGTCTGAAATAATCAAGGCAGCAACCAGTGTCGGGCAAGCATAGTCAGGGTAATTTTCAACTGCGGCAATGCAGTCATTAAGAAGGTCTTTGAAATAGTCAGATCGTGAAAGGCTCACGTTACTCTCCAGAAAAAGAAACCGGCAACCGGCCGGATCGGTATCCCCGTCTTTCCGGGGTGTCAATCAAGTCATCGGGCTAGTATGCGAGGTGAAGGGTACCCGACCCTGACTGCCGTTGTTACATCGCCACCTACGGCTGGGCTAATGGCATCCCGGTGCTGGCGGTAAGAACTCCAGCATCGCACGTTGTACTGCATTTCTAAAAGCAACCATCACGCTATCGTCACATCCCAGAATGATTTTGATATCCTCGTCTGGCAATACAAATACCAGCTCGTTACCAGCAGAAATAGATTGCAAAGCACCCATGGAGATAAGTAAACGGTATTCAGGCATTCGCGAATAATACAGGCAGCCCAACCTGTGCGCAAGCTTTCCTAACCTTGCCGGGTGTTGCATCGCTTTGCATGCGGTGCTATTATCCGGAAACTTCAGAAAGGATGACCATGTCCACGAAGAACAAACAACCTGCAACAGATCGCCCAACCAGCATCCTCGACCAGCGTTTTAAATATGTACCGGCCAGTGCTACAGACCTAGCCAAGAAGTTTAAAGCAATACGCAGAGAACAGGCAGCGTTGGAAGCAAAGAAGGAGGCCGGCTCCGTAGTAAGACAACTTAGGAGAACCGGATGATTCAATCCCATACTCGATACAGCAATTTAACTTTAGATGAATTATTAACTATCTGTGATGACCACTACGCGAACGACCTCATCGTCGAACTCCGGCAGCGTCTGGAGGAAACGTCAGATAAATTACAACTACTCAATGAGCAACTCCAAGGTGGTTGCCCCCATTGTGAAGATGAAACCAATTAAGGAAGACGGCAATGAACATAAAAATTGAAACCCCTGAATTGGTTGCGGCCATTCTCGAACTAGCCGAGGCAATGCGCACCAACCAAGTCACCCAATCAGTAGAGAAGCCAAAGGCTAAAGCTGCCAAACCTGTAGTCGAGGCACCGGCTCCCAAGGCAAACACCGAAGTAACTCTTGAGACGGTTCGCGCAAGGTTAGGTGAACTTTCAACAGAAGGAAAAAAAGAGGAGATTAAAAAATTGTTTTCCCAATTCGGCGTAGCCAAGCTGACTGAGCTGGAGCCTGCAAAGTTTGGCGAATTGTTGGCAGCAGCGGAGGCTCTATGACTACAGTCACTTTGAAGATATGGGATGAAAACGATGAGCTGAAGATGGAAGCGACATTGGATAACCCGGATGCAATTAATGATGCCCCCACTGCAGCATTGATCTTTGGTAGCTATCTGGGTGCCAACACTGCAGCAATCGTTGAGGATGCCATGCGCTGGTATAAGCAGCAGGTGACAAGTGAAACCCCCGAGGTTTACATGCCGCGTGATAAGGAGATCAAGCTATGAAAGCATTTCCAAACCATCGCAGTGAAGGCATGGATTTGCGTGATTACTTTGCAGCACAAGCTATGCAAGCGATGATTGCACATGTAGATAGTGATGCTAATGCACCGTTTTCTGTTTTCGCTAATGGTGCATACAAAATGGCAGACGCAATGATGGAAGCGAGAAAAAAAGATGACTAATATTGTGCCAATCAAACTGCATGCAAAGCTATCCGCATCTGGTTCTGAGAAGTGGATGACTTGCACGCCGAGCGCAAAGATGGAAGAGTCATTTCCAGATGAGTCATCGGAGTTTGCAAGGGAGGGCACGTTTGCTCACGCAGTATTTGAGCAGGAGCTTTTGCAGTTTCTTGGCAGACCTTATGAAGACTTAGACCCAGCCGACGTTGAGAAATACGATAACCAAGATTTGCGTGATCACGTAATGGACGCAGTGCGTGCAGTAATCGAGCGGATTAAGGAAGCTTACAGCGTATGCAAAGACCCAAAGATATTGGTCGAGCAGAGATTGGATTTTAGTCCATGGGTACCAGAAGGTTTTGGTACGGGTGACGTGGTAATCGTAACCGACGCATCGATCGAAGTGATGGATTTAAAGTATGGCAAAGGGATCGTCGTTGAGGCCGAAGCAAATAGCCAAATGCGCCTTTACGGACTCGGTGCTTACAATGAATTCAGCCATCTATACGACATCAAACAATGTCGCATGACGGTCTTGCAGCCAAGGCTAAACAACTACTCCTCCGAGCAGCTTGCTATGGACAAGCTTCTTGATTGGGGCAGAGATGTAGTTAAGCCCTTGGCCAAGAAAGCTTGGGCTGGCGAAGGCCAGATGGTTGCAGGTGACCATTGCACAAAAGGTTTTTGTCGTGCTAGGTATCAGTGCCCACAACGTGCGAAGCAAGCTTATGAGTTAGCTCAAAAAGATTTTGCTTTGTTAGAGCCTGAGTTACTGACGTTGAATCAACTCGTTGAAGTGTTAGCGAAAGCTGATCAAGCAATCGATTGGTTAAACGACGTAAAAGCATACGCGTTTAAACAGGCAGAGCAAGGCAAAGAGATACCCGGCTATAAGCTGGTTGAAGGTAGAAGCGTTCGAAAGTACACCGATCCAGATGGCGTTGCTAAATGTCTTTTGGAAAATGGTATTAACGAAGCTTTGATTTACGAAAAGAGTTTGCTCGGCATTACAGCAATGGAAAAAGTGCTGGGCAAAAAAGAGTTCACCCGTTTGCTTAATGACTTTATTGTCAAGCCACCGGGTAAGCCGACGCTAGTACCCGATGGGGATAAAAGACTAGCATTAACAGCAGAGGCATCCGCCAATGCAGACTTTAACTAAGGAAGACCGTATGTCTACAACATCTAAAGAAGCAGCAACTAAAGTAATCACTGGCAAAGTTCGTTTGTCTTATGCGAATTTATTCAAAGCACGCGCACAAGAAGTAGGACAAGAACCAAAGTACAGCGTTTGCCTTTTGATTCCTAAGAACGACGTTGACTGCGTTGCAAAAATCAAGTCAGCAATCGAAGCTGCGAAAGCAAAGGGCGCGGAAATGTGGGGAGGCAAAGTTCCGGCAGGTCTGAAGCTTCCACTGCGTGATGGCGACACAGAACGCGATAGCCCGGAGTACAAAGGCCATTGGTTTGTGAACACGAACAGCAAGCAGAAGCCCGGCGTTGTGGGCACAGAGCGTGACATCGATGGCAAGCTTATCCCATTGGATGAAGCGGACGTGTACAGCGGTTGCTACGCACGTGTGTCATTAAACTTTTTCCCTTACAACACTAAGGGCAACAAAGGAGTCGGCGCTGGTTTGCAGAACGTGCAGAAGTTTGGCGA